TTCAAAGTTTACAAACAAAAAGAATTATTAGAAGACGCAATTATCATTTACAGGGTTCAAAGAGCACCTGAAAGAAGAGTATTTTATATTGACGTAGGTAATATGCCAACACACTTGGCTATGCAATTCGTTGAGAGAGTTAAAAACGAAATTAATCAAAGAAGAATTCCAAGCACATCGGGTGGTGTCAACTATATTGATGCTACATATAATCCAATGTCAATTAATGAGGATTATTTCTTTCCGCAAACAGCAGAAGGAAGAGGATCTAAAGTTGATACACTGCCAGGTGGTACTAATTTAGGTGAAATAGATGATCTTAAATTCTTTACAAACAAATTGTTTAGAGGATTAAGAATTCCAAGTTCATATTTGCCAACTGGACCCGATGATGGACAACAACAGTACAATGACGGTAGAGTTGGTACTGCATACATCCAAGAATTAAGATTTAACAAATATTGTATGAGATTACAAAGTATGTTAAATGCAACATTTGATGAAGAATTTAAATTATGGATTAAATCAAAAGGTTACAACATTGATAATGGAATGTTTGAACTTAAACTTAACCCACCACAAAACTTTGCACAGTATAGACAGACAGAAATGGATCAAAGTAGAGTACAAACATTTACACAGGTTGCTGAACTTCCTTATATGTCTAAAAGATTTGCATTAAGTAGATATTTAGGATTAAGTGAAGAAGAAATGGCAAGAAATGCTGACTTATGGGCAGAAGAAAATAATATTCCACAAAGAAAACAAAGTAAAAATGCACAACTAAGATCAGGTGGAGTATCAAAAGCAGGTATTACATCTGATTTAGATCAATTTGAAGAGCCAACTGCAGAGCCAGAAGCACCACAACCAGGACAACCAGGTCAAACTACACCAGGACAAACACCAGGTGGAGGCGGAACAATACCAGGCGGAACAGGTGGCGGAACAACTATATAGGATTAAATACGAGTATGCAACTACGTGAATTTTTTAATTATACGCAAGACGGTTTTGAACAGGATAAAACCTATGATCCTGAACAAGATATTTCAATATTAGATAAAGACGATACTAGAAAAACACGTCTTACACTCAGTGATATTAATTCAATGCGATTAGCATCTGAAGACCATGACGACCAACAAAAAGAAGAAGCAGAATTTGTTCAAAAAATGTATGCTCAACCACAAGCAGACGATTTAGCAATCTAATTTATTATACCTTTTAGTAAAACAGAATAATTAATATAAATCATGAATGAAGTAGCATTTGTACTAGGTAATGGCGAATCTCGAAAAGGAATCCAAATAGAAGATTTAAAAAAACACGGCACGGTGTTTGCCTGTAATGGTGTTTATAGAACTGATACTCCAGATTTTTTAATTGCAGTAGATCCTAAAATGGTTTTAGAACTTGCAGAAACAGATTATATTGTTAAACACGAAGTATGGTCAAACTTCAATGCACAATATAATAAAAATCAAAAAATATTAGATAATGTAAAATGGTTTCAACCTAGTTTAGGATGGAGTTCTGGACCAACAGCATTAAGATTAGCATGTGATCGTAAGTTCACCGAGATTTATATGCTTGGATTTGACTATGCTGGATACCCTGATCCTAAAAGTTCCAACAGACATAAATTTAATAACCTCTTTAAAAATACTCGTAACTACAAAAAAAGTACAGATGAAGCAACTTTTTATGGTAATTGGATGAACCAAACCAAACGTTGCTTACAAGATTTTAAAGATATTAAATTTCATAGAGTAATACCTGAAGGATGGTTCAAACCTAAAGATTTAGATTGGCATGACAACATGCATCATATGACTACAGAACAACTATTGTCAAAATTTAATTTAGAAATTAAAATATAGTCAAAACCGCCTTTTTACATCAGTTATACCCCCGTTTTTGCAACTTTATCTTAAATAATAACACTTATAAGTACAAATCATATAGAAGGAGCACGTGTAATGTCGAATAAATTTGAATCGTTATTAGAATTACTAATTAACGAAGAAAACGAAAAAGCTGAAGCTCTTTTCCACGAAATAGTAGTAGAAAAATCAAGAGATATCTACGAAAATTTAGCAGATGGAGAAGTAAAAGCAGAAGCTAAAGAAGAAGCTAAAGACGAAGCTAAAGAAGACAACAAAGAAGAAGTTAAGGAAACTGAAAAAGCTGACGAAAAAGAAGAAGCTAAAGAAGAAGCTAAAGAAGAAGCAGTTGACGAAACTAAAGAAGACAAATCTGCAGAAGAAAATATTAAAGACGAAGGAGTCTTTACTAAACCTGCACCAACACTATCACAAGCACCAGTTGAAAAAACTGACGAAGAATCAATTGAAGAAATCGGTGGCGATGCTACTGACGAATTAATTAAAGATATCTCAAGTGATGAAGAAGGCGAAGGCGACAAAGCGGCTGACGAATTAGGCCAAGATATGGACGCTGATGCTGAAAACGGTGAAGAAGGATCTGTAGAAGACAGAGTTGTTGATTTAGAAGACGCTTTAGACGAACTAAAAGCAGAATTTGAAGCAATGATGTCTGGAAAAAACGGTGATGATGAAGAAGCAGAAGAAGCGGCTATCGCACCAGTTGTACCAGCACAAGAAACTCAACCAGAGATGTCTAGAGTTGAAGGCAAAGATGCTAAAGTAGAAACAAAAGATGTTGTAAAAGAATACAAAATCAAAAAATCTGCTGATAATGCTGAACATGCTGACAACAAAAAATCTCCAACAGCGGCTAAAGGTGGTGCAAAACCAGGCGGAACTCCAGTAAAAACTGGCAGTGGCGCAGAAGACAAAGGTAGACCGGCACCAACTGCACAAAAAGTTGCAGGAGAATTTGCTAACAGCCCGGGTAAAGATAAATCAACTTCTTATAAAAAAGAAGTAAAGGCTGATAAAGCAGATCATTCAGATAAAGCAGGAAAATCTCCAATATCTGGCAAATAAGCTAATATTGAGATTTTAAAGGAGAGTTTGGATGTCATTATATCTTAGAGAACACTTAACCTATGATCAGGCTAGAATGCAGATCTTGCACGAAGGTGAACAAGGCAAAGATTTGTACATGAAAGGAATCTGTATTCAAGGAGGCATTAAAAATGCTAACGAAAGAGTTTATCCTGTTAATGAAATAGGAAAAGCAGTAAAAACTCTTAATGACCAGATAGGTTCTGGTTATTCAGTTCTCGGAGAAGTAGATCATCCAGACGATTTAAAGATTAATTTGGACCGTGTATCTCACATGATTACTGAAATGTGGATGGATGGACCAAATGGATACGGCAAAATGAAAATTTTGCCAACACCGATGGGCCAACTTGTCAAAACAATGTTAGAATCAGGTGTGAAATTAGGCGTCAGTTCTCGTGGCTCTGGTAACATATCAGAGTACGGTAGCGGCGAAGTTTCAGACTTCGAAATCATAACAGTTGATGTTGTGGCCCAACCTTCGGCACCAGGGGCTTATCCTACGCCAATTTATGAACATCTTTTAAACACAAAAGGTGGATTAAAGGCAAAAGGACTGGCGGCTGAAGTTAGAAATGATGCAAAAGCCCAAAAGTACCTCAAAGAGGCGTTAACTAACATAATAAAGGACCTAAAATAATGTTTGATATATCAAAACTAGTAGAATCAGGAGCAATTTCGGAAGATGTGCAAAAAAGCATCCAAGAAGCTTGGGATTCTAAAATAAAAGAAAACAAAGAAGTAGTAGGTGCTGAATTAAGAGAAGAATTTGCTAAAAGATACGAGCATGACAAAACAAACATGATCGAAGCCATCGATAAAATGATGACTGAAAAATTAAGCGAAGAAATCTCTAAATTTATAGAAGATAGAAAAGCACTTGCACAAGAAAAAATTGCTTACAAAGAAAATGTAGGCGCTCACTCTGCCAAATTACAAGAATTCGTTCTTACTAAATTGTCAGAAGAGTTAAAAGAACTACACAGCGACCGTAAAGGTGTTCATAGTAACTTTGGTAAAATGGAAGAGTTTGTAGTAAACGCTCTTGCAAAAGAAATCAAAGAATTCCATGAAGACAAAAAAGGCGTTGTGGAAACTAATGTTAAACTAGTAGCAGAAGCGAAAAAACAAATGGCTAAGATGAAAGAAGCTTTCATATCAAAATCTGCTAAAGTTGTAGAATCTGCTGTGAATAAAAAACTTGCTGAAGAATTAAGCACGTTAAAAGAAGA